CCTAGTCCCCAACCAGCAGCTGATTCTTCAACTGCAGGTCCAATTGAATAAAAATGTTGAACTCTTATTCCACCTGATGTAGACGCTCCTGATCCAGATTCAGCGGATCCCATTTCAATTGTTAGTGTTGTAGCAGTTGGAACCGTTGTAACCATGAAATTAGTATCATCAAAATCACTCGAACCAAAATCAGAATCAGTAATAGCTGTAAAATTATCTAAACGAATAATATCGTACTTAGAAATATTATGATCAGATGCAAAAGTAAGTGTAACCGTTGCATCACCATTCGTTGTGGTAAACGCATTCGTTAATGTTGTTGTAGCTTTAATAGGAGTAATGTCATAAAATGCTCCGCCAGAATATATATATAAAAATCTATTTGTGCCAAGTGCTGCATACTTAATACCACTAGCATTGACGAAATGATGCAGAGCTGTATTTCTTCCTGTAAGAGTAGCGTCTCCTAACTGAGCCCAGCCTCCTATTTTTTCTGGTGTAGCATATCTAAAACGAACATAGTCACCACCAATCCATTGGCCTTCGCCTCCGGTTGCGGTTACTTGTTTATTGAATCCTGGCTGAATATTTATTTTTTGTAGCATAAAGAACCATTGTATTATATATTCCTAATTGGTGGAACACCTAACATCGGCCTTTTGTCGAACCTATTCTTTTCAGCAAAAGGACCATATACATGGTTATAGTGAAGGAAGACTTGTCCGCAAGTTTCTCCTTCAAATGGTTCTCTCCAATGCTCTAATTCACATCCACTATATACTAGCATATCTCCTACTTCAAGCAAGACTTTAGTGCCTTCTGGGGCATTGGGTTTTATTATATTTTTACGTTCATCAATCACATTATCTGCACCGGTTCCATCTATAAATATAGGCCAAGGATCTCCTCCTAAATTGAGGGTGCAAGATATCTCACAACTAGGTCTGTCTTTATGCCTATGAAGAATGTCGCCTTTTTTATATATTCTAGCATAAGAGTATGTTGGAATTAATTGTAATCCTGTTTCTTTTTTCATTACTGGTAATACTTTCATCATCAAAGTTTCCATTACCATATCTGCATAATGTGAATAGGTATTAGGAATTTGTTGATCAGTCCAAGTGCCAAACATGCCATTATCATAAATAATATTATTTTCATACATCCATTTAACAGCGTCTCTTTTAAGCATAAAATAATTATATATAAAATTAGCCAACTCAAAAGATACTGCTTTTTTAATTACTTGATATCTATTTACTCTAAATGTCATACAAACATACCTTTCTGTAAAAAATTAAAAGACACTGATATTCTTATATCATTAGATTTATTAGGATCTACACAGTGCATTAACCACGATGGAAACATAATACATCTTCCAGCAATAGGCTCATAATGTGTTTCTCTCCATAATCTGCGGGGCGCTTTTCCTGGTTTTTGTCTAGGTCTAGACATACAAGCAACAGATCTTGGATCATCTATTTTTAAATGCCCTGAATTTTTAGGAGCTTTAATATAATAAACGCCTGACCATAATGAATTAGGATGTTGATGAGCTCTATTCATTCCACCTGGTGGGTTAATATTCGCCCACATATTACCTAACACAGGTTCACTATCTAAATGTTCTTGATCGTATATTGTTTTTTGACAGGCATATAACATATCAACTAGTTTTTTAAATTGTGGTTTTTCCTGCATGTCTATTGTTGAATGCCAACCTTTAACATTAGTTCTTGTTATACCTTTATCTTTATTAGCCCAAGCCATAATATCTCGTTCTAACTCTTGGTTAAGAGTTGGGTGTTTTATATCTGCAATATAAATAGGTGTTGGAAAATGTAATTCTCTAAACATTACTTAAATGGTGTGCCTCCAAACCACATTACTAAAGATTTTCTTGCTCCCCTTATAACTGGTTTTACTCTATGTCTTATAAAAGATGCAAAGAATATAGCTTGACCTTGTTTTATTTTTGCAACTTTACCTTCTGACATTAATTCTAAGTCCCCTCCTTCAAATTCAGATTCATGAGACAGTAAACAAGTCATAGATATTTTTCTAACTGGTGGTTCGTGAGCCATGTTAACATCATTATCTACATGCCAATCATAAAAACCACCTTCTGGATATTCTGTATATTGTGCAAACTCTGTTAATGTCATTCCATCAAAACCAAAATGATTACCATTAGTAGTCTTCATAATTTTTTCTATGTCTTTATACATTTCTGGCATTTTTTTAAAAGGTATCCAACTAATATGCGAAGTTCTTGTTTTAGTATCTAAGACACCACTTTTAATACCTTTTTCATTTCCAACTTGTGCACTTTGTTTTGGCTCAGCTCTTCCAGCTGCAATAATCATCTGACATTGTTTAGGTGTAAAAATAGGTTGTGTTGTTTCAACTATAAAGGATTTCCAACGTGGTTCAGTTATCATGCAGCTCCTCTATTTTTAATTGGATCAAATTGCACGTCACAGTTTGCAGCTAAAGTTCTTCTTGTTTCATTAGTTCCATTAAATGGATAAACCACATGTCTCATATCATATGGAAATATATAAAAATCTCGAAGATTCATTGGTGGTTGATAATCTATTTTTGCAAACTGACCGTTAGCCGCACCCAGTATCTGTAATCTACCATTTTGTTGTATGTGCCCTGCTGAGTATTCTCTGCCATAAGTTGATGGTAGTTTTAAAATCATTACACTTGATAGCCCTGTAAATAACATACCCCTATGAACATGTGCAGGATTATACTCATGTTGTTTCATTTCATTAACCCAAATAGAATTAATATGTAAATCATAGTCTCTTATTTTATTAAAATTTAAATAATGTTTAAAAATGGTTATAAGATAATCAGTAATATTTCTAGGCAATAAATTATGATTTTTCATTTTTGTTTGATCCTGACCATTATAAAATAACGAATGTTCGTCTGCTATTTTACCTACTAATTGTTTATTAGCTTTATGAAGTTTCTGAAAATTTTGTTCATAGATATGATTAATTGCTGTAAAAATATCTAAAGGTACTTGATATTTTAAAACAGATTGACCTAGAAATACAAAATCAAACTTTAGGTTTTCCATGTTGAGTTATTTGTTCTTTCTCTTTGTAATTACTTTCTAATTCACCAGATTTTTTAATTCTCTGTAATGATTGTAGTTGACCCATTACATTAAAAACTTCTGCGTCTGATGAATTTTGATTTAATGTTTTTGCTTTTGCTGCGTATTGTAAGCCATAAGATTCTAACTGATGTTGATTAACATCTTTATCATTAAATGATCCATCATTAAATTCTTTCTTTAACGTAGACCACATTTTAATTTCTCTCATTCTATGTCTAGCAACTTTTTCCATAGAAGCTTTTCCAAAATGAGCTTCATCTAAATCTATTTGATATTTAGTTAATTTATATTCGTCTTCCTCTTTTTCTACTTTTTTTTCTAACCATTTAATTTTTGCATCATTTCTTCTATAGTCAAATGATAAAGCCATTAAATTATCTAAATAACTAGATTGTTCTCTAACACATTGCCAATATTTTGCAGCTTTGGTTGGATATTTGTTGTCTTGTAATACAGAAAACCTTGCTTCAGTTTCTGTTCTAAACATTTGTTTCTTGCTCCATGTATCTCGAAGTTCATCAACCATACCTTTAAACGCAGATAAATCTTCTTTTTCGAGTAAATTATTTAAGTTAGGCTCTTCTTTTTGTATAATATCTTTTATGTTTTTTTTCATGTCTTTCTCCATTAGTTAATTATATCATATACTATTTAAAATATATTACAACCTATACATCAGTTGCATCAAAAGTTACTGTTGTTTCTGTTGGTACAGTCCATTCTTCAGTGCTCGTTGAGTTACTACCAAAAAAAACTAATCCAGATGTGGTTGTACCAGCTGTTGCACCTCCATCCCTTCCAGAATTTAAATCTGCTACTTCTGTCCAACTTGTACCATCCCATTGTTCAATAATTGCTTTAGGCGTTGGACTTTCACAAAATACTGCTAATGCAGATGTTGAAGTTCCAATTCCTCTTAAACCATTTCTTGATGTATTAAGATTATTAACTTCAGTCCAACTTGTACCATCCCAAGATTCAGTATTCGCTGTGGTTCCTGGATCTAATGCACCACCAAAACATAAAGCTGCTGTTACAATTCCAGCTGCTCCTGGATAAAATCTAGCTGTATTTAAATCTCCTACTTCTGTCCAACTAGTTCCATTCCATGTTTCTGTTAATGCTAGTTTTCCAGGATTAAGTCCTCCCATAGCTAAAGCTGAAGTATTACTAGCACCTGTGCTTCCTGGCTGTTGTTTTGCTCCATTCATATCCGTAACTTCTGTCCAGCTAGTTCCATTCCATGACTCTGCAATACTTTGTCTTGTACTACCTCCAGTTTCACCACCAAAGGCTATATTAGATGTAGATGTTCCTCCAGCGCCAAGATCTTTTCTTGCAGTGTTTAAATCTGCAATTTCAGTCCAAGCCGATCCGTTATAAGATTCAACAACACCCACACCGTTACTGTTTCCAGGATTAACTCCACCAGTGGCTAGAGCTGCTGTTGTAGTTCCAGCTGGACTACCTGCTAAATTTCCTCTTGCTGTGTTTGCAGCCGCAGCAGTAGCCCACGATCCTGCTGGATTAGATGTAAAACCTTTCATAACATTTGTAGTAGTATTATACCATACTTGTCCAACAACTGGATTTGATGGATCCGAAGCTACAACCTCTATATTTGATCCGTGTAATTCTTTATAAGTTGCCATATTAATCCGTATCTACTGATCTAGTTACAAGTACAGGGTCAGTCCATTCTTCTGTTGCAGCTGACTCTGTTGTTATATATCCTGCAGATGCTAAAGCACTAGTGCTACTTGCTCCTGCTCCAGCATCTTCTAATTCTCTTGCTGTTGATAAATCTGCTACTTCAGTCCATGATGAACCATTCCATAACTCAGTTTTACCACCACCAGGAACTGGTCCTCCAAAAACCATTCCAGAAGGAACTGTTCCACAACTTGCAATTCCTGCTCTACCTGTATTTAAATCTGTTGTCTCAGTCCAACTTGTACCATTCCAAGTTTCAACCAAAGCTCTTGGTGTATCTCCATCACCACTTGTAGCTAAAGCAGATGTTTCTGTTCCAAATCCTGTAATTGCATGTCTTCCAGTATTTAAATCATTAACCTCTGTCCAACTACTTCCATTCCATGATTCTGTTTGAGCTTTAGGACTGACTGTTCCTCCAAAACATAATGCAGCTTCATTATCAGTTCCTGCTCCACCAAGTGAGTATCTACCTGTATTTAAATCAGCAGTTTCTGTCCAATTAGTTCCATCCCAAATTTCTGTTTCATCTTTTGTAGCTGTTCCGCTGTGGGTATATCCTCCTGCAAATATGCTGGAAGTAGAAGGACCAGCACCCCAAATACCATTTCTTGCGGTATTTACATCATTTACTTCTGTCCAAGAAGTTCCATTATAAGATTCTGTATTTGCAACGTTAGTGTTTGGAGTTACATATCCTGACCATATAAGTGCTGCTGTTTTAATACCTGTGCCTCCAAGATCTCTTCTTGCCGTATTTACATTATTACCAGTGGCCCAAGCTCCTGCAGCAGCAGCTAAATAATTTAAAGTTCGTGTAGTTTCATTATACCACACCTGTCCTAAGATAGGAGCAGGTGGATTCGTTGAAAAATTTTGTACTTTACCACCATGAATACCTTTATAGTCAGTCATTTTATTCCTCCAAAGTTATGTCAGCAGGTTTTTCACCTAATCTCAATATCTTCTCTGCTGATGATTCGCCATCGACGTTATTAGCATCCCAAGCATTTTGAGCTTTAGTGACTTCTGCAGTTACAATAGTTTGAGCTTCGTCTTTAGTTTTGATAGCTCCAGCTACTCCAGAAATCCATCTGTTAGCAGACTTATTGTTTGCAGGAAGTTGCCAAACATTACCAGGGTAGCCTTTAAACGTGATTTTAACAGACTCACTGTGCTCAATGAATCCTTTTCCCCAGTTCTCTGCTACACAGTATTGTTTTGTTTTTGCCATAGTTTCCTCCTTAATCTGTTATTGTTTCAGCTGTTTCTGTTGGTGAAGTCCATTCTTCTGTTGCTGCTGAAGGAGAAGGCTCACGACCAACAGCTAGTGAACTTGTTACTGTTCCAGTACCTTGTGTTTGACCTACTTGACTTAAATCTGCAACTTCTGTCCAAGCTGTTCCATTCCATTGTTCTGTTTCACCTGTTGCAGTGTTAGGTGGTTTATTTCCACCAAAAACTAAAGCTGATGTGTTACTTGCACCTGATCCAGCTACTTGATATCTTGCTTGATTTAAATCTGCTACTTCAGTCCAACTAGTTCCATTCCAAGACTCTGTTTCATCTAGTCTTGTTGATGGGGGAGTTAATCCACCAAAACCTAACGCTGCTGGTTGAGTACCTGCTCCTCCTAAATTATCTCTAGCAGTATTTAAATTGTTAACTTCGGTCCAAGACGTTCCGTTCCAACTTTCATTTATTGCTGTAACACCTGGAGTAAGTCCACCAAAAACCAAAGCTGCTGTGGTTGTCCCCACACCTGCAGCTCTTTCTCTTGCTGTATTTAAATCTCCTACTTCCGTCCAATTTGTACCGTCCCAAGATTCTACTACTGCTGTTAAAGATCCTGTAGTTCCACCAGCTGCCAATGCTGCTGTTTGAGTACCTAATCCTGCTAACCTGTGTCTTCCAGTATTTACGTTATTAACTTCTGTCCAAGAAGATCCATCGTAAGATTCTGTGTCTGTTGTGATTCCTGGAGGATCTCCATTGGTTGATCCTGTAAAAGCTAATGCTGCAGTATTACTTGCTCCAGATGCTCCTAAACCGTGTCTAGAAGTGTTTATAGCTCCACCACTAGCCCAAGAGCCTGCTGGATTAGATGATAAATATTGAAATGCAATTGCTGTACTATCATACCATACTTGACCTGCAATTGGAGCAGGGGGATCCCCTGCAAAGTTTTGGACAGTGCCTCCTTTGATATCTTTATAATCAGCCATTATTTCTCCGTCAATAGCCAGCCCTGTGTACTATCAGTGAAAACCAATGTAAAGGCAGCTCTTTCTGTTGCAACCGTTAAATCATCTGTAGAACCATGAATTTTTTCTGATCCATCAGCTGCAACGGTTAAATTATTTGAGTCAAAAGTTCCTGCGTAATCTATAAGTGAAACTTGATCTCCAATTGTTCCTGCAGGAAGTGTTGCTGTAAATGCTGATGAAGTTGTGTTAACAAAATATCCTTCTCCTGCAACAGCTGTAAAAGCTCCTGTTTTAACTGCTTGCCAAGAAGTTCCGCCGCCAATATATGTTTTAACTCTAGAAGCAGCAACTTTTCTATTCGTTCCACCTGCTCCATCATCTACTATGAATAAATCAGCATCAACTAAGTCGGCACCAATATCTGTTGCACCATCTATATCTAAACCAGCTATATTAAATCCACCTGCTGCTGTTGCAAGAGTTCCTGCAAAAGTAGCATTTGCACCAGAAAAAGTTAAAGCTGTAGTTCCAGAAGAACTTGATTTAATAACTAATTCTCCACCTGATTGTGTTAAAGTTCCAAATAATGTTCCATCGTCTTTTAAAAAAACATCAGCACCACCAGCATCTAATACAACATCACCAGCAGAATCTAAAGTTACTGTCGTACCATCTGCTTCAAAAGTACCATCAGCTGTAAGCGTCATATTTGCTGCCGCTGCTGCAGCATCAGTTGTTACTATACTTAATGTTCCATTAGTTCCTGCAGTAAGCACTGCAGTATCACTAGTTGAACCAGTCATAGTTACAACTTTGCCATTGATAGCTACATCATCTACCGTAAGAGCTGTTAACGTACCTAGACTTGTAATATTAGTTTGAGCTGCAGTTGTTACTGTAGCTGCTGTTCCTGAAGCATTACCTGTTACGTCTCCTGTTATATCTCCTACAAAAGCAGTAGATGTAATTGAAGTTGCTCCTGTAACGACTCCTGCATCTACACTTATAGTACCATCTAATAAAATTGCTGAACCAGCAGCAGGTTCGATATTTATTGCTGCTCCTGAATCTAAAGTTAATACACCTGCTGAATCAATATCTACTGTACCATCTGCTGTTATTTGAATATTAGCTGCTGCCGCTGCTGCATCAGTTGTTACTATACTTAATGTTCCATTCGTTCCTGCTGTAAACACTGCTGTATCACTAGTTGAACCAGTCATAGTTACAACTTTGCCATCTACAGCTACATCATCTACTGTAAGAGCTGTAGCTGTAAGAGTAGTACCATCAAACGTTAAATTTGCTTCTGCATCTAATTCTGTTGTTGTAGCACCAACGGTTACTAATTCATTTGCTGTTGCATTATTTAAAGC